ATTTGTCAATGCGGGTGTAGGGAAAAATCAAGCGTCAATATTTACCGTTCCGGCAGGGCACTCTTTTTATCTATCTCGAATAAACGCATTTGCATTAAATGCAACATCGGGAACTGCGGCAGTTTTTAGAAACTTTGTCAATGGTGGTAATACCAATACAAGTTTTAGAGTTGGTCAAACTGTGTTTCAAAATGATTTAGAAATACAAAGACGAGCACCGTTCAAATATAGTGAAAAGTCAGACATTCAACTTCAGATGCGAAAATTGAATGGTCCAAATATTATTGGAGGTTTGTTCGGTGAAGGCATTTTGGTGGATGAACGGTAAATGATTTATGTTGTCTTTATTTTGCTCGCAGTCTTGGGTGGTGTAGGATTCGGTGGATATACATATGTGTCCGATCTACAAGAACGAGTAGAAGTCCTACGAGAGAACAACGCAAAACTTGAAACCGCATTGGAAACAAGTGAAGCAAGTATTGACTCACTCAAAGAAGATATGGTAAAATTTGCGGAAGCAAATAACAGACTACAAGCAGATTTACAACAAGCAGAAGCATATGGTGATGAGTTGCGGTCTAAACTCCGCAGACACAATCTCACCGCATTGGCACTCCGCAAACCGGAGTTGATAGAAGGTAGAATGAATGGTGCAACAGCAAATCTTTGGCGGGAACTTACCGAAGAGTCTGGTGGTGATGGTAGCACTCCTCTCCCTGTCTGGTTGCAGTCTCCTTCCGTTCGGGGCGAAACCGGAACCGGAAGTGAAGGTGGTGACCAAAATAGAGAAGACGACAGTTCCGATAGTCGCCAGACCGAAACCAGTAAATCTAGTTGATACAAGAATCTATGTTGTCAATAAAGACAACTATGATGAGTTTGTCAAAGAATTTACTGATGCGAATGGTGAGTTAGTCTATATTGCGTTGAGTGTCAAAGACTACGAGAACCTTGCGTTGAATATCGCAGAACTCCGTAGATATTTGAATCAGCAAACCGAAATCATTGTGTATTATGAAACTGCGGTAAGTCCAGAAAAGATAAATAACACAGAACAAGAACAACAACAATAAGGTTCAGTCATGGCGTTTGAAGACGATTCAAATAACATTCACACCGAAGTTGCCGTAATGAAAAAAGAAGTCCAAGGGCTTCAAAAGGTTGTGGAAAAGTTGGATGTGACCATTGACAAACTGTCAGACCTTACACAAAGTCTTGACAAGATGGTGCTGATGCAACAATCACACATCGATCAGCAGTCTCAAGACGACGAAGAAATCAAAAACAAACTCGCAGTGTTGGGCGAAAGAGTCAAGCGCATCGAGCAGAGCAAATGGTTTGTGATGGGTATTGCCGCCACAATCGGATTTATTTTTGCTCAAATGGAAATACTAAAACGATTCTTCTCTTGACAAATCCGCAATAAGTCCGTATAATAGGTCTATGCTTTGGATAGATCACAAATACATCGGACTCCTGTCCTCAAAACTAGACCGTTTCGTAAGAAAGACAGATAAACTGTACAATATGCGGTGTCCCATCTGCGGCGACTCCCATAAAAACAAACACAAGGCACGGGGTTATCTGTTTGAGGGCGACAACGGTTTGTTCTACAAATGTCACAACTGTGGATTCTCAGGTCATCTCAGTAAACTTATAGAACAAGTTGACCCACACCTGTATCAACAATACCAGACCGAAACCTTTGCTGAGAGGCACACAGGTCGTCGTGTAGCGAATACAGATTACACACCATTCTTTGAGCCTAAGAAACCCACACATAAGGGCGAAGGGAGGTTGTTGGAGTACACCGTGCGTGTGTCCGACTTACCGACATCACACCCCGCCGTGTTGTATTTACAAGGTAGACGCATTCCTGAATCTCGATGGAATGACTTGTTCTATGCCGAAGATTATTCTTTGCTTGAGCAGTTGCGCCCAGACGTTTACGAAGGCAGATTGTTGAGTGATGAACGTATTGTCATCCCATTCAGAAATCGGGAGGGTAAATTGATTGGTGTGCAAGGTCGTTCCATTAGTGGTAGCCCAACACGGTACGTCACCATACGACTGACAAACGATGACCCCTTGATTTATGGTCTTGAGTCTATTGACACAATGGAACCAATCTATGTGGTAGAAGGTCCCATAGATAGTATGTTCCTTCCAAACGCTGTCGCTTGTGGGGGGTCGGACTTGATGCGGGCGATGCGTATGCTACCAAAAGGCATGGTTACACTGGTATTTGATAATCAACCACGCAACAAAGACCTTATCAAGTTGGTGGAAAAAGCATCACGTTGGGGATACTCCGTGTTTATTTGGCCAAACCACATCCACTCAAAGGACATCAATGACTTGATACTGGAAGGATGTACACCTGATGAGATCACCTCTTTAATAAATACAAACACCCACAATGACCTCGCTTTGCGTCTTGCAATTCGAGATTGGAAAAAAATATAAGGATAAGTTTAGTGAAAGTAAAACTGATCAGTTTTTCAACTCCCACTCAAGAGTTAGTAGATCAAGGAATAGATAATGTACAAGAACTTATTGCTTATTGCGCTAGGGTATCAAACCCAAGCAACCAACTAAACACAGAAACTAGTGAAAAGTTAATCAACTATTTAGTGAAACACGCCCATTGGTCGCCATTAGAGACTGTTTCTGCGTGTCTGGAAATCGAAACGACAAGGGACATTGCTCGACAGGTATTGCGGCATAGATCGTTTTCTTTCCAAGAGTTTAGTCAGCGTTATGCTGACCCTACAAAAGACCTTGACTTTGAAATCCGAGAAGCGAGATTGCAAGACGAAAAGAACCGTCAAAATTCAATTGACACCGACGATGTAGAATTAAAAACAGAATGGGCACTTGCTCAAGAGCGAGTTATCATTGAAGCAAGAAGAGCATATAGTTGGGCAATTAAAAACGGTATTGCAAAAGAACAAGCACGAGCAGTCCTACCCGAAGGACTAACACTGTCTCGCATGTACATGAATGGAACATTACGGTCTTGGATTCATTATATTGAACTACGAAGTGCGAATGGAACACAAAAAGAACACATGGAAATAGCAAAGGCGTGTGCCCATGTGATCAGCAAAGTGTTCCCTATGGCAACCAAACTCGTAAAATAAAGGATAACAAATGACCGAAGAACATCTAGGTGTGCAAATAGACCTATCTCGTGACAACATCTTATCAGAACAAGGATACAAATTACTCAAAGACTACTACTGCTTACCAGACGAACCATCACCCCAACATGCTTTTGCCAGAGCCGCAGTTGCCTATTCTTATGGGGACAAGAAACTTGCACAGAATATCTATGATGGAGCATCAAAGGGATGGTTTATGTTTTCGTCCCCTGTCTTATCTAATGCACCATTACCCGGTGAGATGGTCAAATCATTGCCCATTTCTTGTTTCCTGACTTATGTTCCAGATTCGTTGGATGGGTTGATTCAGCATTCGTCTGAACTCCGTTGGTTGTCGGTCAAAGGTGGAGGTGTCGGAGGTCATTGGTCTGATGTTCGGGCAGTGTCAGAGAAAGCACCCGGTCCGATGCCGTTCATGCACACTGTAGATGCCGATATGGTTGCGTACAGACAAGGGCGCACCCGCAAGGGTTCGTATGCCGCATACATCGACATTGACCACCCAGATATTGTTGAGTTCATGAATATGCGTGTGCCCACAGGTGATGTCAATCGCAAGTGCCTAAATCTACACCACGCAGTCAATCTTACTGATAAGTTTATGAATGCGGTCAAAAACGACGAGCAGTGGGATTTGATTGACCCCCACTCAAAAGAAGTGCGAGATACTATTCGTGCTCGATATTTGTGGGAGACACTGTTAGAAACTCGCTACCGCACAGGCGAACCGTATTTCAACTTTATTGACATCGCAAACCGTGCACTACCACAGACGATGAAGGACAAGGGTCTGACTATTCGTGGTTCTAATCTGTGTAACGAAATTCATCTGCCAACAAGCGAAGACCGTTCTGCGGTGTGTTGCTTGTCGTCACTCAACTTGGAAAGATTCGATGAGTGGAAAGATACGAATATTGTGCGTGACCTTATTCGCTTCCTCGATAATGTCTTGCAGTTTTTCATTGACAATGCCGGAGACGAAATCTCAAGGGCACGTTACAGTGCAAGTCAAGAAAGAAGTTTAGGTTTAGGTGCGATGGGATTCCATTCGTATCTACAAAAGCACCGTGTCGCATTTGAGAGTGAGGAGGCACGGGAAGTAAATGATGAAGTCTTTAGGCATATTCAACATGAAGCAATTGAAGAAACTAAATTATTAGGTGTAGAACGGGGTGAAGCACCAGACATGGTAGGTACGGGTCGTCGGAATGCCCACCTGCTTGCAATTGCACCGAATGCCAATTCGTCGTTGATTGGCAACACTTCACCGTCGATTGAACCTTGGAAAGCAAATGCATTTACATCTCGCACTCGTGCGGGGTCGCATTTGGTAAAGAATAAGTATCTAGAAGAAGAACTCGCAAAGATTGGCAAGGACACACCCGAAGTGTGGTCGTCAATCATCACCAATGGCGGTTCGGTTCAACATCTTGACTTTTTGAACGAACACCTCAAAGCAGTGTTCAAGACCGCAATTGAAATCAACCAAGATTGGGTTGTGTACTTGGGCGGTTCAAGGCAACAGTATTTGTGTCAGGGGCAGTCGCTGAATGTCTTTTTCCCAGCAGGGGCAAGTCGTCAGTACATCCACCAAGTGCACTATAATGCATGGAAGTATGGATGCAAAGGTTTATATTATTTGAGAACCGAAACATCAAATCGTGCAGAAAATGTTGCACAAAAGATTGAGCGAGACCGTTTGGTAGAGTTCGGAGAACAATCACAAGAAGAATGCGTAGCATGTCAGGGGTAAAAATGGATATCACAATCTACTCAAAATCAGACTGTCCTTTTTGCGTCAGAGCAAAGGATTGGTTCAATAGTCATGGGTTTGGTTATACAGAAAACGTATTAGATGACGAAGAGCAACGCCTTGCCTTTTACCAAAAAATCAACGGTGTACAAGAAGACTTGACGAAAGGGTCAGAGACTCGCCCTGTCAATTCTGTACCACAAATTTTTATTGATGGCAAACACATCGGTGGATATGACCAACTAATCCAAAAAGCAGACACACTTCTCAAAAAGAAGTCTGGCGGTCTGATGGAATTTTCAACGACATACAAACCATTCCACTATCCTTGGGCAGTTGAGATTACGACACGGCACGAGAAAGCACACTGGATTGAGGACGAGATTGACTTGTCCGAAGATGTTACCGATTGGAAGGGTGGCAAAGTCAACGCAACCGAAAAAGAGTTCATCACAAACGTGTTGAGATTGTTTACACAGTCTGACGTTGCGGTGGGGCAAAATTATTATGATCAATTTATTCCAAAATTCAAAAACAACGAAGTGCGAAATATGCTTGGGTCGTTTGCCGCACGAGAAGGCATTCATCAACGTGCCTATGCTCTATTGAATGAAACCTTGGGATTGCCCGACAGCGAGTACCATGCGTTTTTGGACTACAAAGAAATGACTGACAAGGTTGACTTCATGATGGAGTCAGATGCATCGACACAACGTGGATTGGCATTGGCGATGGCGAAGTCAGTATTCAACGAAGGTGTTGCGTTATTTGCATCGTTTGTCATGCTGTTGAACTTTCAGCGTTACGGCAAAATGAAAGGCATGGGTAAGGTTGTTGAGTGGTCTATTCGTGATGAATCGATGCACGTTGAAGGCAACTCAAAGATGTTCCGTGCTTTTTGTAACGAGCATCCTCGCATCGTTGACCGTCAGTTCAAGGCAGAGATTTACGAGATGTCACGTGTTGCAGTAGATTTAGAAGATAAGTTTATTGACCTTGCATATGAAATGGGAGACATTGAAGGATTGAGTAAGGAAGAAGTCAAAGAGTACATTCGGTATATTGCCGACAGACGACTACTTCAGTTGGGTCTCAAGACAAACTTCAAAGTCAAAGAGAATCCGTTGCCTTGGTTGGAGTGGGTGCTGAATGGCGCAGACCACACCAACTTCTTTGAGAATCGTGTCACAGAATATGAAGTGGCAGGTCTCAAAGGTTCGTGGGAGGAGGCATACGCTGCATGAGGGATACTGAAGATACGGTTTTAGAAATCTCATGCCCAGACTGTGCTTCTGAATATGAACTGTCATATAACGAGGACGAGCATGAAGAACCTATCTATTGCCCGTTTTGCGGAACTGACCTACCAGACTCTGTGGTGGAAGAAGCAACCACAGAAAACGAGGACGACTTCAGCGACTATATAGAAGAGGATGATGACGATGAAGATTAGCAGTGAGTTACACAAATCCTTGGACGCTAAACGGCAAGATATTTCAATCTGAAGATATAGATGATGCACAGGGGTTTGTGTATTTGATTACGAATCTGACAACCAACCGCAAGTATGTTGGAAAGAAGAACTTCTGGTCAGTACGCAAACTCCCACCCCTCAAGGGCAAAACCCGCAAGAGAACAAAGCGAGTCGAGTCCGATTGGAAAGATTATTATGGTTCTAGTGAAGAAGTCAAAGAACTGGTTGAGTCTTTGGGACCACACAACTTCAAGCGAGAGATATTGAGGTTGTGTGACACCAAGGGTGAATTGAGTTATTATGAACTCAAATATCAAGTGGAAAATGATGTTCTATTGAAACCTGATGAATACTACAACGCATTTGTTGGTGCGAAAATTCATAGGAAACACCTCATCAAGAGTTGACATTGACCAAAAGTTTATGTATAATGGTAAGAATTACAAGTGGAATATATGATGGCAAATAAACTCAAATATGACCCGTTCATGCTAATCGTTGACCAAACGGTACGGTGCAACGAAGCATGTTTCTTTTGTTGGCGGGCGATTCAAACAAGCAGATACGCTAATCAAATTATATGACCAACTAGGAGAAGAAGAGTTCAATGTCAACTATTAGAATGTTCATCGGCACAAGTGCCAATGGTGAGGACAAAGAAATCGAAATGGCGTATGAGTATACGCTACGCAAGAACTGTACGAGTGAACTTGAAATTACATGGATGAGACAAACCCCAGACCTGACGAGCACTTGGGGTGGATGGGAGACACGCAATTGGTCAACTCCGTTCTCTGGTTATCGATGGGCAATCCCTGAAGTGTGTGGATTTGAAGGAAAGGCAATCTATACCGATTGTGATATGTTGAACTTCAAAGACATCACCGAACTGTACAATACCAACCTCAACGGTAAACCATTTGCGGCACGGGTTGGTAGTCGGTTTGGAGGTCACGAGTTTTGTGTGATGGTGATTGACTGTGCGGTCGCACACCAGTTTTCGATTCCTGTTGCACGAATGAAGCGAATACCAGAAACACATCATCGTTATATCGGACAATTCAGTGGCAACCACGATTTGGTAGAACCACTACACCCAAAGTGGAATTCATTAGACGGCGACAACACTCCGATGGATGAACTGTGGCATTTGCACTATACAAAAATGGAGTCGCAACCGTGGCAACCCGCTTGGTTCACTGGTAAACCAGAAGCACACAAGAGACCAGAACTGGTACAGTTGTATCACGACACGGTACAAGAGGCATATGATGCCGGATGTAAACCATTAGAACCAGATGTAGATTATCCTGCATTTGGAACATACGACATTATTGGTAAGTAATATGTTTGGTGGAACGATTCCTCAAGGGAAAACACTGTTAGTCGCATGTGATGCCAAATACTACGTTGAGCATTTTGTGCCACTGGCATACTCTGCGGTTGGGGCGGGTGAGCAGATACACGCACACGTTGTCAACCCAGATAGGGGATGTCATGGACTGTCAATGGTACTTGAAGAAGACATTGGAGTCACCTATTCATTTGAGCGTACAGACTTGAGTGGTATTGACTCAAGGACGTATTATGCCTGTGCACGGTTTATGATTCTACCCGAACTGATGGCGCACGGTTTGAACGAGGCATTGGTATTGGATGCTGACTGCTTGGTAATGAATGAAATTGATTGGTCGCAGTTCAGAGATTGTGATGTGGGTTTGTTTTTCCGTGAACCACTGGCAAACACGGGCGAATGGGAGACGCAAGGTTCCAAGATTGCAGCAGGTGCGGTGTATGTCAACAAGGGTGCACGAGAGTTTGCACAAGATGTACGCAAACGCATCGCAGAGGGACCGTTTCAGTGGTTCATCGATCAGCGAGGGCTCAACGACACATACGAAAAGTACAAAGACAAACTAGAGTTCTATGGCATTCCCTCTACTTTTATGGATTGGGAATTTGCCGAAGGTTCAACGATTTGGACAGGCAAGGGTGACAGAAAACACAAGAATATGACCTACGTACAAGCAAAAGAAGCATGGGGTTCGTATTTTCATGGAGCAAGAGACAGGATATGGCAGACAAAATACTAATCCTCAAACCACGATTGGATGTGACATTCAAGGAGGGACCTGTACCCGAAGGGCGAGGACACATTCAACCTATCCGCACACACTGGCATAATTTTGTGGAGCATCTGTCAAAGGTACACCCAAACGCACTGATTATGGAAAGACCACTGTGGCAGTTCTCGCCAGAGATGGTGCAGTATATGGATGCTGACATTGCGTATGTGCCACACAAGCAACAGAACAACTTTCCGATTGAGGGAGACACTCAGGTTCGCTATTATATGCAGACAGTGTTTCCGTGGTTGTTCAGTATTGACCCCGTAGGTTGGGAAGGTGGTTCGTCTGTATGGAATCACTTCCCATTGGGTGATGCAGATGCAACACACTTTGATGATTTGAAATCACACATCACAAGTGGTGGTACAAAGTTTGAGAATCTACAACCAGAAAAAGGTCAGAAGTTGTTTGACCCAAGATTTATCCTATTCGTGTGTCAGATTCCACACGACGAGACAATCATCTATCATTCCGATGTGGAGGTAATCGATGGTCTCAAACAGTCGATTGAGTACGCAAAGGAACAAGGTAAACAGATTGTTGTCAAAGGGCATCCTGTCAATCCCAGTTCGATGAGCGAACTCAAAAAAGAAACACTGAAGCACGAACACGCAACTTGGATTGAAAATGTACACTTACACGACTTGATGGAAGACGCAAGCGAGGTACATGTCATCAATTCGGGCACGGGTTATGAGGCAATTCTGTTTGAGAAACCTGTGCGTACATATGGGCGTTGTCTGTACGAGAATATTGTCAATAAAGAAGTTGACACTGAACTGTATCGCAAGTTTATCAATGGGTTTGTGGAATGGTGTTATGATACAAAAACAGGTCGGGGGTTTGAAAGACTGAAATGAAAACACAACTGAAGGTGAAAGATTCAACAGATACGTTCAAGATTGGAGCGTCGAATGATGGATTGAATGATAATGGGACCGCACCCAATAGTAAGGGTGGCACAGAGAATATGTACAACGGTCTGATGGAGCGACTTGACCCAGAGTTGAGTGACCAATTCCATGTCATTTGTTCACGGGTGCGTAAGATTGACCCAGACAAGAAGAATATTCTGTGGTTGCACGACACATGGGATGACCCCGAAAGTCAACACCTCAAAGACCCCAAAAGTTTGGAGCGATTTGACCAATTGGTATTTGTGTCGCACCACCAACAGCAGATGTATCATATGGGACTAGGTGTTCCATACAGCAAGGGTGTTGTAATCACAAATGCGATTGAACCAATTGAAGACGTAGAGAAAGACTTTGATGGTCCGATTCGTTTGATTTATCACACAACACCACACAGAGGTCTAGAGATTCTGGTTCCTGTGATAGAGCAGTTGATTGAGCAGACAGGCGCAAACATTCACTTGGATGTATTCTCGTCCTTTTCAATCTATGGTTGGAGTCAACGAGACAAACCATACGAGGCACTGTTTGAGAAAATCAAAGCACATCCAAACATGACCTATCATGGGTTCCAACCAAACGATGTGGTGCGTGAGCATCTAAAGAAAGCACACATTTTTGCATATCCTAGCATTTGGCCAGAAACGTCATGTATTGCGGCACTGGAGGCGATGAGTGCGGGTTGTGCGGTTGTATGCCCGAACTTGGGTGCGTTGCCAGAGACAGTCAATAAGTTTGGATTGATGTATCCTTGGAACGAACAGAACCGTGTACATGCGAACGTGTTTGCCAATACACTGTACGGCACAATCAAAGAAGTCCAAAACATGCAAGAGCGTATGAAGATTCAGAAAGTGTTTGTGGACAACTTCTACAATTGGGAACTTACTGTGGCACAGTGGGAAGGTTTGATGAAAGGTGTTCTCGATGGCAAGATTTGAATTATTTGAGTCTTTGTGGTTAGAAAGTGGAGAACGTGTCTCGTCCGAAGTTGAAGAAAAACTTGACATGATGGTCAACATGGGGTACAATGTGAATTCAGATGTAGATCATGACTTGTTTGAGATGGAGATGCGTGATGGCAAAGAAACGCAAACTGAGTGAAGAGCAGAAAGAAGCACTGCGTCAACGGTTAGAGAAGGCACGAGCGGCAAAGGGTGAACCCGAATACAAATCGATTCATCCGTCTATATTAGAGTTGGATGAAGACCACCCACTGTCAATGAAGAACTGCAAGCAGTACATCAAGACACAGAAAATTCTGATGGCAAAATTCAAGTCAGAGATTCGGAGTGATGTCAAAGGTGCGAAGGCAAAGTATTATCAGTGTGAGGGTTACATTCGCAACATTCAGTCTTATCTCAAGACCGGAACGTGGGTAGACTTATTCTACGGTGAGTTTCAAGAACACAAAATGGGATGGAAGACTGTCAAAGCGGCAGGATAGTTATGATATTAGTTGATTTGAGTCAGGTGATGATTTCATCTCTGATGCAACAAGTGGGTTCGGCAAAGTATGGCATCGATGTCAACGAAGACTTGATGCGACACATTGTGCTGAATACCATTCGTTCATATCGCAATCGATTTACAGAAAAGTATGGAGAGATTGTGATATGCTGTGATGCACAGAAGTATTGGCGTAAGGATGTCTACCCATACTACAAGGCATCACGTAAGAAGTTGCGAGAGCAGAGTGGAATTGATTGGACTGTCATCTTTGATGTGTTGCATCGTGTACGTGATGAGTTGGAGGAAAACTTTCCGTACAAAGTGTTGCGTGTTGATGGTGCGGAGGCAGATGATATTATTGCATCACTGTGTCATGTACACGGTTCATTCTTAGCACGAGAAGATGATGAGAAGATATTGATTCTGTCATCAGACAAAGACTTCATGCAGTTGCAAAAGTATGTCAACGTAGACCAGTGGTCACCATCACAAGATAAGTTTCTACGCATAGACAACCCCGAAAAGTTCAAGCGTGAACACATTCTGATGGGTGACCGTGGCGATGGCATTCCAAACTTTTTATCAGATGACGATTGCTTTGTGTCGGGCAAGCGACAGAAAC